TGGATCAATGCCACAATTGTGGCGTAAGGAGAAAACACATGAGCAACCCGACAACTCCATTTTCCTGGCAAATGCCGACAGCCGTAGATTTGGTTACGGATTTGCCAGCCGATTTTGAGGTATTTGGACAAGCTGTAGCAACCTCAATGGCCGATCTATTAGGCGGCACTACGGGGCAAATTCTTGCAAAAAACTCGGCCACCGACATGGATTTTATCTGGATAGCAAATGATCAAGGTGACATCACAGCCGTCACAGGTGGATCAGGTATTACAGTCACAGACGGCACCGGGCCAATTCCCAGCGTGGCAATAAGTAGCAGCCCAACGATTACAGGTACGCTAACCGCAACAGTCGATTTGTCCATTTCGGCTGCCGGCGCATTTGGAAGCATTAAAGACTTTCAAACGCTGGTCATGATGGATGCGTTCTAGGAAAAGGAGCTAAGAAATGGCAACAGTAGCAAAACCATTGTTTCGAGGCGCGGCAACAACCAACACCGCGACTGTTCTTTACACAACACCGGCATCAACAACAACAGTAGTGAGCAACATTATTGTGACAAATACAGCTGCATCAGCTGGAACTTTTACATTAGGCTTTGCCGGTACCTCAATCAACACAACAACAGCAATAGCTGCAAATTCAACAATTTACATCGACATGAAACAAGCTTTGGTTGCAACAAACACCATTACAGGTGGGGCATCAGCCGTCACTGTTTCATTTCACATCTCAGGCGTAGAGGTTTCATGATGAGCGCAAATACAATTCCGGCAAGCGTTGCAAAAACTAGATTTGCCGTAACACTTACATCGGGTACCAGCTACACAGTACCGGCTGGCGTAACTTATTTAAATGTGACATTACAAGGTGGCGGCGCTGGTGCTTATTCCAGCACATCAACTAATTCGTCACAAAATGCGAGTGCTGGTCAAATGATCTCATCAACACTTGCTGCAACACCGGGAGCAACTATCACTTACGCAATTGGCGCAGGCGGTACGGCTGGAAACGGCGGAACGCAAGCAGGCGCAGGCGGAACAACCACATTTACAGGAGCAACCTCAGCGGTTGGCGGCCTCAATGCAACGGCTGGCCAAGCTGGTACATCTGCCGCAGGTTTTCCAAATGGCGGACGTCAAAATTCAAACACTATGGCAGCCGGAAACGCTGGCGGTGCCGGACGAATAGATGTGGAGTATTGGGCATGAGACTTTTTGCAGAAATTGAAAACAAAAAGGTTATAAATGTGCTTGTTGGCGTTGAGGATGAAATCTTAGAAGCCAACCCAGAAAAATACATTGAATACACAAATGGCTGGACTTATCCAGAAGGCATTGATGGCGGAGTTTTCTTTCCAAAAGAAACACCAATTCAAAGTGAATAATTTTCCACAAGGCACGTTGCCGCGTTTGATTGAGGTTGCACTAGCTGAGGTTGGTACAGCTGAAACTAACAACAATGAGACAAAGTATGGCAAATTTATGAAAGCCGACAAGCTGCCATGGTGTGGATCATTTCTCAATTGGTGTGCAGCTCAAGCCGGAGTCAAGGTGCCAAATGTGGTCAGCACTCGTGTTGGGGCCTCAGCATTTAAAGAAATGAAGCAATGGCACACCACACCAAAGATCGGTGACTTTGTTTTCTTTGATTTTGTTGATGATGACAAAACAATCATCAATCACATTGGTTTGGTGATCCGCTGTTCAGAAAAACAAATTGTGACTATTGAAGGCAACACATCAGCTGCCGGTGGCAATCAGCGCAATGGCGGCGAGGTTATGGTTAAATCAAGGAGTTTGGGAGCGAGATCATTTGTGGTGGGCTATGGCCGACCAACTTATGAAGCGTTTGCCGGTGACTTACCGGATCGACCAAAAGGAGAAAAATAATGGAGCAATTTAAGGCAGCGGCCGCATCATGGGCAAGAAGCGCGGTTGCAGGTTGTTTAGCTGTTTATATGACCGGAAACACCAATCCAAAGGATTTGGCGATGGGCTTGGTTGCTGGCATTGTGCCGGTACTAGCTCGTTGGGCTAATCCCAATGATGTAAGTTTCGGCAACAAAAAGTGAGCATAGGTGAATGGACGGCTGTTGGCGGATTTGTCATTGCAATACTGGCAGCCGTTTATTCATCGATGCGGATTATCATCAAATCAGTAATGAGCGAACTTTCACCCAATTCTGGATCCAGCTTAAAGGATCAAGTTTCCCGGATTGAAGCGAGGTTGGATTATCTATACACACAGATCATTGAACAAAAACAGTAGCGACACGCCACAATCTAGGCGTGATTCTTGATTTTGTCGGCTGTGCCTGTCACTCTTTATTTGGGAGCGGATTAGCTGTTCCCAGAATCGGGAGCTACAAATGAATGAAATCTCAATTGTGATCACTTGTTTGATCGCAGGTACATTGTGGGCTGTTATGGCCTATTCAGTCGGTTACAGAGAAGGCCAGCGACAAGGCTACACACGCGGTCGGGCGGTATCTCGCCACATCGCAGCTAGTCACAAGGCGGCTAAGTGATGGGATTCCTAGATAACTATGAAGGCAACAAAGAGCGCACAGATCGCTGGATCAAAACTTACCCAGATGGCAGGCTTGAGGCCACAATCGTCAATTTCGATGCCGAGAAAGGCTCAATCCTTGTCCGTGCCGCGGCATGGCGTAATCAAACGGAGATCGAGCCGGCAGGCATTGATTATGCGTACGGTTATCAGGCTGCCTATAACGCCAATATGAAACGCTGGTTTGTTGAGGATACTGTCACATCAGCTTTGATGCGCGTGATGGCCTTGGTTATGGGCGGCACGGAAAAGGCCACAAAAGAGGTTATGCAATTGGTCAAAACCGAAACACCGGCAGTTGATTATGACTATTGGACAACAAAGCATGGCGATGTGCCGAGTTACCAAACAAGAGAGCAAGTCGATGCGGCAGGTGAAACAGCTGAGGATTCTGCATGGATCCCAGATGCTTTGCCGTCATGCTCACATGGCCAAATGGTTTGGAAACAATCACATGACGGATCACCAAAGTCATGGGGCGGCTATTTCTGCACAGAGCGCACAAAAGCCACTCAATGCACGCCGCGTTGGTATGTATTACGCAGCACAGGTAAATGGGAGCCGCAGGTATGAGCGATTTTATGGAGATCATCAATCCACAGCGCATGACTGGCCGGCTTTACTTTAAAGGCGAGGTGGTTGAGGAATACAAAATTGCACAATGCGACAAATGCTCAAAGCTTGCCAAATTTGACAAATTCGGCTATCAAAAAGGCTATGACTCAACAGATAACATCATTTGGTTTTGTGGTGATTGCAGATGATCACAAGAGCTGAGGAGATTGAGTGCTACTTTGCAGCGATTGAACATTGCACAAACAAAACTGGTGATCATGAGACTAGGTTGCAAAAAACAAAATCATGGTTCGAGTATGTGGCCCAGATGGCCGAGGCCATGTCAGCTGAATGGGTGGTAGCAAAGCGATTGGGCTATGACTACAAACCCGGACAAACACATGACAAATCCAAGGCAGATGTGGGAGATCACATTGAGGTTAAATGGTCAGCTAATCCAGCATCCAATTTGTGGATTCAAGAATCGGATCGACATGACCGAGATATTGCCGTGTTGGTTGTAGGCAATTCGCCAAAGATGCACATTGTGGGCTGGATACCGGTAGCCGTGTGCAAAAAGCCGCGGTATCGCAATCCATCACAAAACAATTGGTCGATTCCACAAATCAATTTGCAACCCATTGAGACATTACAAAGGAGTAATTATGCACATCCTGTCATTTGATTGTTCGATCTGTTCAAAGCTATATGGCAAGCCAAAGCAACGCCATGGCCTCAAGAAAGGTGCAGAATTAACAGCGCATGAATGGTTTGCTCAATGCATGAGCTGTGGCACATTTGGCATCAAGATTGTTGATGATTCCCGGATAAAGGAGCTAAGCGATGGCCTACTATGAATTCAAATGCTCGGTGTGTAGTGCCACATATGGGATTAATCGTGACATCAATGCAGATGGTGATATAGCTGCACCGGATTGCCGTAAATGCAATGTCATGACGGAGCGGATCTATAGCATTACTGGCATTACTTTCAAAGGTATTGGATGGGGTAAAGATGCATAAGTTATCCACAGGCTTTATCCACAGGTGTGCGAAACCTGTTGGAATCGCCCAAAATTACGCTCGCTACTTGACAGCATTGGTACGCTCCAGACTTGCAGACGGGACGAGGCACGAGATATCCCGGGCGCAACGTATGGTGCTATTGGCCGTGCTATGCCTAGTGGGAACCACATCGGCCACAGCTGCACAAGATGTAAATACAACAACATCAATAGACTCTTTAAAGCTATACGCACATTCACGAATTATGAATTGGCAAGAGATGAAATGCTTTGACACATTGATCACAAAAGAATCGAATTGGCGTATCAATGCAATCAATGGATCACATTACGGATTAGGCCAGATGCGAAACATTAAGTATCGAAACCTTGATGGTTATCGCATGATTGACTGGACATTGAAATACATCGATCACAGGTATGAAGGCAAGATATGCAATGGGGCTTTAGCTCATTGGAAAAAGCATGGGTGGCATTAATGAGCAAAGCATGGAAAGGCGGATCAACAAGCCGATGGCGTACCATTCGAGAGATGGTGTTGAGGCGTGATCAATGCTGTCAGATGTGTGGCCAGATTGAAGGCCAGATGCACGTAGATCACATCATCCCGAAAAGGCTTGGTGGGGGCGATGAGGTGTGGAATTTGAGGCAATTGTGCCAATCATGCAATTTGAGCAAAGGTGGGCGATTTTTTGAGGCGGATGGAACAC